AGACGGATGAACTTCCGCCGGCCGCTGAACGAAAACCACTTGTTGTCCCGGTCGCTGTCCAGGCTCAGCTCGTCACCCAAACCCCCGCTCTCGTCCCCCGCCGCCTCTATCTCCTTCGCATATTGCGGATACTGCTTCTTCGCCCGCGCAACCGCCATCCAGCGGCTAACGCCCATGTAAGTTGCGTCGCAGAAATCATGCTGAACCGACGCAGGGTCGTAAAAAAAACCGTCCCCAACCACCCGCATCTCGATGTCATAGTCGGCGTTCCCCTGCGCGTCCTGCTTGCCGGTCGGAACAAGGTCCAATTCGATCCCGCCAACCCCGTCCGTCACCGCAGACTCCGCAGCCAACGGCGTCAGCGATCCCCAGTTCTGGTCGTCACACACGTACCGGATCGCCGCCGTCGCTAAATCCGCCGCATCCTGATCCTTCATCGTGCGCGGATACGCCTTCGGATCCTGCTTGAACCGCTCGACAAACCCGACGATGCTGTCGAACTTCTTCCCCTCGTAATTGAACTTCACCACAGGCTGCTTGCGCCCGTTCAGCGCATTGATCTGCGCACTCGTGTACTGACTGCCGTGCCGATATCTCCTGGCCTCCTTCGCCTCCTTCTGCTCCTCGCGCTTCTGCCCGGTGTAGTCGCTGAAAGCCTCCTTGCACTGCGCCAGCGTCCAGTAGCCGGTGTCCTTCTCGGTCGACGCGCTGGACGCAGTCCCGCCACCGCCCGTGCTGCCAGGGGCGTAGCCGTTCGATGCTGCCATGAACTATCTACCCGCTTGCGGCGTTAGTGCCGGCCGGCGCCGCCGGCTCCAGAGGAGAAACGCCATGCCCACCTACAAAGGCCAAAACGTCAACGTCCTGCGACCCGCCAAGCAGGGCGACCCCGGCTTCAAGGACGACAAGACCGAGCAGTGCGTGATCCAAACCTCGGACGGAACGGAAAAGACCGTCCCGAAGGAAGACGTGAAGCAGTAACGCCTGACTTCACAGCGCCGGCGGGAGACCGCCGGCACCTCACCCTCCGGGTACAAGATGCGGGCTACGCCCTACCACCCCAGCCAATCCCCCGGCTCCGCCTTCGGTTGCCAGATCACGTAGTCATCCACCTTGCCAGGCTTGGCTGCTTTTGTTGGCGCCACACCCACCAGCATGTGATCCAGCAGCTGGCCCACCAAGCCCAGCGCATCGATCGTGTCGTCATGCCGCCCGGCCGGAAAACTCAGCAACTCACCACGTACCACAGGCCACCAACTCGCCTTCTCGGGCACGTAAAGCCCCTCCAACGCCATCCGGCCTCTGATGCTCTGCGCACGTACCGCCTTGTCGCCTCTGGTGGGAAAGGTTTCTCTTGCGCAGTAGGCCTTGCGCTCTCTTTGACGCCTGTCGAGGTAAGGGCCTACACCACTCCGTATCTGTCCACCCTCCTCGGCCCACCCAATCGGCTTCCACGCGAGGACCAAATCACAGAACGACTCAACCCAACTCTCAGACGAGGCCTGCTTCCGCCACACATCAAGCAGGTACATCCGACCCTCGGGATCAAGCCCGACAACGACGTGGACCGTGAAATCACCACCATCCGACGTAACCGCGTAATCTGAGCCGCCATAAACGCGCAACACATCCCTGGCCGGCGCTTTGTCATAGGGCCTGAACCACTCCGCTTTGAAAAAATCACCATCCTCCGGCGCAGGTCGCTGCTGATACAGCGCACTCCACTCCCGCGGTCCTACCGCGCGCCGCTTCCTGTCGAGGTCGGTAAGACCCTCCCACTCGGGCCAAAGAGCCTCACCCTGCTTGCGACCCAGCGGATCAGTGTCCGTCTCCGCCACCGCCGGCAAACTGATCACACGCCACTGGTCCCCGCCCTTGCCCATGTCCTCGAGCAACCGACCAGCCAGGTCGTCCTCGTGCCAGCGCGTGTTATGGCTTACATACAATCCTGCGATGAAGTTCTCGGTCTGATTGATCTGTACATCAAATACCTCTTCAACGCCTGCGCCTGCTATCTCAACGATCTGATCCGTCGTGAAATCGGAGATAGTTGGCAATGGCTTGTGCGTTCTCTGCAGTGTTGGAGTATCCAACAACCATGTTGCAGGCGTTGCAAAGGAGTGCGCGAAACTTCCCTGTGTCGTGGCAATGGTCGGGTACGAACTTCCTGCTCCAGCGCCTCGGCGTCCTAGGATCGGAGCAAAGGCAGATAGCGCACTTGCCATGCTGCTCCGCGAGTATTCTGTCGTAATCCTCGACACTAATCCCGTAACGATACTTGAGATGCGCTTTATGGATGTGAGCAGAGCTTGCTGATGGCGCGCGAACGCCGTCTGACCATCGCTTTTTACCGTAGTGTGATACGCAATATCCGCGTGACGAGACAGGTTTATCGCACCCGTCAGCGATGCAAGTTTTGCCCTTCCACTTTCCCCATTGACCCGGAACATTTTGTGGCCCGGGCGTAAGTCTCGCACTCTGATCCACGTCGGCACTCCGTCCCTACACACGAGGAACGGATGCCTCGCGTTTGCCTTGACAGAGTTACCTGAAGTCATCTTAATAGTAAATACTTTATCTAGACCATTACTCTTCCAGTTGAGAACCTCGGACGTAGACAGTTTACCGTTGTCCCACGTCGCTACGGCATCACCGCGTCTAATGTGTCGTAGTTCGCGCTCGGTCCCGTCCGCCATCAAAACCGGCGTCTCACCAACCATGCACTGTATCAATATGATCCGACCACCAGGCTTCAGCCGCGTGTACAAGTCGCTCTTGTACCAGTCCCACGTCTTCTCCCTCACAAGCTCGCTGTCCGCGTCTTCTCGTGATCTGACCGGGTCGTCAATCACCACAAGGTCAGCCCTTCTCCCCGCAATCGCGCCGCCAACACCCGCCGCAAAATACTCCCCGTCCCGATCCGTCTCCCACCGCCCCGCCGCCTGGCTGTCAGGGCTTAGACCTACGCCAAGAATGGTCGCATGCTCGGCGATGAGGTTTCTGACCCTCCTGCCCCACTTCTCGCCAAGCTCCTGCGTGTGACTCGCCGCAATCAGGCAATGATCCGGGTTGCTGCCCAAATACCAGCAGGGGAAGAGGATGCTCGCGTAAGTGCTTTTCGCTGCGCCCGGCGGCATGCAAACCAGCAGGCGATCTGTTTCGCCTCTTGTGACTGCCTCCAGCTCCTTGATCAGCAGTTGATGATGCGCCGCCGGCTCAAAGCCCGCATACCGACACCACTCAGCAAGGTTGTTCCGAAGCCCCCGCCGCTCCAGAACCGCCCTCGCCGCGTCCTGCCACGAGATCTTCGCCATCAAGCCCTCAGATCAAGATACGTCAGGGCGGGTTCCTCCGCAGCACTTCCATCAGACCCAGCAAAGTCCGGTCCTTCTCCTCGCTAACCGCCCGGTCAACATCCCCGTACCCGCCATCCAACCCCAATGGCGTCATCACAGGCAACTTCCGAAATACATACCGGTCCAATGCCGCCAAATGCTCCGGACTTCCCTTGTACCTCAACAAGCGCTCAAGGTCGTTCCGCTCACCACGCCGGTCATCAACGTTCCCACTCACAGGCAATAGATTCCACGAATCAACCAAATCCACCAACCCGCGCCGATCCGCCCGCGATACCTCAGTCATCAGCACCCCTCACATATGCTCGGCGGACCAGGAGGATACGGCGGTAATGCCGGGACCTCGCTCTCGCGAGGCCCGTCAATGTAGACGAGGTACAGCTACCCCTAACAGTTGCGCGATGATGTAAACGACTACTATGACGACAATTACGGTGATCAGCACATTGATGATCGTATGAAACGGCGCAGGTAGCGGGATAAGGGGCAGGAGCTGCTGTACTGCCCATATCACCACGCCACAAATTATCAGAAGCAGGATTATGGAGATCAGCGTGCCGATCATTTGCGTAATCCTTAAGCCCGTTTTTATATATGGGACCCGGTGGGTATGGGACCCTTTTTGTGTGTGTTTTTAGGTTCGGTGGGAGGGGGGTATGTGGCGGGTTTAAGTGTGGAGCACCGGGGGTAGAGGGTCGTGTTTTAGTGCTGGAGCGCGGTGGGGGGTCCCATGTTTGACACCCACAGCCCCCACCCCAATTCCTTAATCATACCGGGGAGGGTCGAGCTTTGCCCCGTGGAGTGGATTAAGCACCCCCACCCCCATGCGTTTCATTTCATCATGATGACGCGCGAGGCAGATCACAGCGAACACACACATGCACAACACTGCAGTGCGAGCGCTAAGCATGTCGACACCACGCAGGTGATTGGTAAGCACATGTCAGAGCGCTAGTTAGCGCTGCAGCACAATGGGTTCTACGTGTTACCCTGCTTGTCGGGTATCATCGGGGTAACATTGTCTAGCGGTTCATGCTCTATCGTCTGCGCTTCGACCACGATCGCGAGCAACTCTTGGTCCGTCATGTCGACGATGCCGCGATGATGATTAATGTGCGACTCCTGCACAGGCTTGCCGTCGAGCCTGTTGCCTATCTCTTGAATGGCGAGCATGTCGCCAGCAACGGCCGCCTTAAACGTTACCTCGGCCAATTCTCTTAATAGTCGCCGATCGTCCTGATAGCCGACAATTCGCAGCATATCAGCCCAAGGCTTGTCACCTCCACCATTGCGCCCTTGAGGGTTCGGGCTTGGCCCGCCTTTCCTCCAAAGCGGATTTCCCTTCGCGGCAGCTGGCATACTAATCTTCCCTAACACATTGACCCTATTACGCTATTTTAATTTCTAGTTCGTTACGTATCCTACTAATCCACCATGTGCTATAATGTCGCACATATTCCTCTTGTACCAACGCATAGAACATGTATTCTAACAGCGTCACTCCAGTGGGCAACGCCCAAGGACCAACGCAATGTCGATCATTTACAACC